CGGCAAACCATCTTGCCGGTGTACCTGCATTTCTCCAATTGGTGTTGCATCCAGTTCAATCGTTGCGTATCAGTCGTGTTCATTTCAATGCTCCCATTTTCTTCTGTGCATCCAATCTCTTCAACGCCGCCCGAAAGCTGATCGGCCTGTAGTCGATTGCCTCCACGCTCAGATTGAGACAGAACGGCTGAATGTACGCGCACTTCTCAGCCGCGTGCAAATTCGCCGGGTCCGCGTTGTGAACGTGGGCATGGAACACACCGTCCACGCCGTCCGGCAGGAATTGCAACGGTCTGTGGCTCAGCCATATCTTCCTGCCCATCAGGCTCACCACCGCCGACTCCAGCACGGCCTTGAACCCCACCTCCCGCATCGCGTCCGGCCCGCGGTCGTGGTTGCCCTTGATGAGGATGTGCGTGCCGGGCAGCCCATCGATCATCTCAGCAAGATCAACAACGGGGCCAAAACCAAAGTCACCAAGATGATAAGTCAAATCGGTCGGAAGGACCACCGACTGAAACCGCGAAACAAGCTCATCGTCCATCTCGGCAATGTCCGCGAAGGGACGCTTCGTATAATGGATGATGTTGCGATGGTGGTAATGCTCGCAGCCGAGGAACCAGATCATTCGCCCAACTCCTTCAACCTCTGCTGCGCCACTTCCAATGCCACAACGGCTTGGGCATGCTCCCTGCTCCGACTGGAAACGTCCCGCTTGATCTCTTGCCTTTGCTTGACCACGCGGGCCTCGTTCACTCGATCAGTCTCGTCCAGCACTTTGACCTCGGTAACATACAACGCCACCAAATAAGGTACACCATGCTCCGGCCAACGGTTGGCAAAGTATGTTATCCTTGCCCTGGCCGGTTGCGGCGTACCGTATACGCGGGCCTTGGAGATATCCTCCACCCAGGTCTCACCGTAACCGCCATATCCCTTGGATCGAAACCACTTCCCCTCCCTGTTCTGAACAGCATACAAAACCAAGTCAGTCATATCAGCCCCCAACGCACGGCCTCCCCGGCGGCCACCAGGGCGGAATCAATATCATCAAAAAGCTGAATCTCGCCCACGTCTTCAATATGACGTATTGCCCCATCTTCGCAAAGGGATTCAGTCATTGAACACTCAATGTCCCTTTCCACGACCAAACAACCAAAGAACCTGGTCACATAGATGCGGTACTCATCCCAAAACCATTCACGAAGTCGGTCCCGCCGAACCCGAACCGCTCGGCACAAAGGCAAATTGTCCACAAACCCGGATACCGCTCTGCCACAATTAGTTTGCCAAATGCTCATTCGATTTCTCCTTCACTTCATTATACGCCGCCCACGTCAAACTTCGTCCACCTCAGCCTCGCCAGCCATGCTATATCCACCTATGGTCCCATCCTTGATCGCCTTCCAAAGCCCGTCCTGGTTCTCGGGGATGTAGTTGCTGATGTACCACGCCCCGGCCGGGATCAACTCACCGGACTTGAACGTGTCGCGATCCGCCTGAAAGCACTCCACCAACGGAGCGTCCACGGCCTTGCCCTCGTGCATAAATTTCATGGGGTGGCCGGACAGCATCCAACCTTTCATCCCCTCAAATATCTCCGCCGCGTGTTCCACGTAGTCGCCCTGCGAATCCACCTTGCCAGGAGCGTAAACGACGCCGCCCACAAGACGCTGCTCCGCATTCTTCACGAATCCGACCCCTACCTTCTTCACCTCACCGGACGCGGGCTCCAGGTTAGTCTTGTAGCCGTGGGACTTCAGCCATGCCTTGGCTTGGGCAGGCGTGAACTTGCTTGCCTTGAACCTTACCGAAGCCACCTTGCTCTTGCCGCCCCGGATGCCAAGGATAGCCCGCACGCCAGGAGCAAGCCGCTTCGACGCCATCGTGTCCCATGGACCGGACAGTTGTGGCGAGGCGTGCTCGGTCGGGTAGGGCTTGGATATGAACTCAATGCTCGGACCCTCTAAAACGCCTTCTAAGACGTTTTCCCCGTCTTCAGGCAAACTACCCCCGCCCCCTGCACGTTCGTCGCTTACAACGCAGCTTAGGCGCTTTTTCAGGGCTTCTGGCACGTCCTGGGACACCGTCTCGGCCCTGGGCACAAGAACCAGGTCGTACATCGGTATGATCTCGTCCAGCCCCTTCGCGTCCCGATGGACGGCCGTGGGCAGGCCCGCCTGGGCATACAAAGCCTCGACCATTCGCTTCTCCAACTCCTGGCTGAAAACCTCGTCCATGCCATCTGCGTCCAGCCGAACCTCCACCTGCCGGGCAGACTTCGGACCGCGCACGAAATCCCCGCTCAGGCTCACCACGCCCTCCCGCACCATGATCGGCGGGAGGTCGCCAACGTCCACGCCACGCAAACGCTTCCGCGTGAGCTTGGCGTCCAGCGGGGTCCGCCGCTCCGCCGCGGGCAGACCCCGCGAGGCCATCTCCTTCACGATCAGGTAGTACGACTCCATCAACCGATCCCGGCCAATCGGCTGCGTGACCGACACCATGTTCTTCTGAAGCTGCTTCGCCCACAGGTTAGCGGCCTGGTAAATCTGGTTCGCACGCTCCCGCAGGTTCTTGAGTTCTGAGTTGCTGAGTTCTTTCGCACCCTCTGCGCTGATTTCCTCCAGCCGCATTCGTCTACCTCCGTTCAACATATCACGCGGAGAACCACGACGGCCAACAGGACCGCCAAAGTCGTCCACAGGATAGTCTTTGTATTGGACACGCTGATTCGTCCTCTAGGAAAAAACATGCTTGATCCTTCCCTCTTGATCTTGAAAATCTATCACGTCCCCCGCGTTGGTGTAGGCAAAAAGTGTGTTGGGGGATGGAAGAAACCGCTGAGTCTTCATGGCCGAGATGAGCAGCCCATAGCTGTACTGGAACATTGCCGGTGTCCACGTCGTGTCGTTGATCTGACCGGGATACTTCCTCAGTGCCTTGACCACGCTGACCATCGCCTCCGACACCACCTCGTCCTTGTAGCAATCTAGGTACGGGGACCACTTCCTAACGGCCTTGCACGTGATGGCATTGGCAAGGTCAAGGAGCTTGAGTTGGATGTCAGGGTGTAGGTTGATCATTTTGGTTTCTTTATTGGTTTGAACCGAATACCGTGGTCGTCCTTGAATGGTTTACGGTGGTCAAAGTCTCCGTGAAATATCTTCTTGGGGATGCCATCCGGAAACGCCTTGCAGGTGTTCCCATCGACATCTTGGTTGTGAAAGTGAACACAACGGCTGCACTGTACCACCTTCTCCATCATATTACTCCCAGCTTCTTGAACATCTCCAAAAGCTCCGGACTCGCCGTCCCATTGGATACCTTCACCGTCGCCTCAGCAAAGAACTCCAACCGATTCTTCGCACCGTATCTGCTTGTCATCTTGATGAGCTTCTTCTCGCCGCCGGGAGCAAATGCTATGTCGTCGAACATGCCCCGGAACATCGTTTGCTTAGCCTTGGTCATTCCTTCGTGCAACGCGTGCCCATACTCATGAGTAAAGAGGTCTATGGCCTTGCCACCAGACTTGAACTTGTTCTTGAAATCCTCCGCCTGGAATCGTGCCAAGTCCTTCAGCCCCTTCGGCGACACAACATCCCCGTTCAAGGTAATGGCCTTTGCCTTGGGGAAATACTGCCCCTGAACAACATTTCCCGAATAATCCTTCATCCCCGACTTTGTCATTATCCCCCGCAATCGAGGATTGATCTTAAACGTCTTCTTCAACTCGGCAAACTTATTCGCAACCTCTTGAGCATACCCAGCATCCATGCCCTTGAAGGAAGCCACCGCATCTTTACCGAGCAGTTTGCGGGCCCTATCTGCCGCAGCCCCCCGAATATCCTCGGGAGCCTTTGGCTTCTCTGGCGTCGGTTTGGCCGCAGGAATCTTTTCCGGTCTCTCCGGCGGTTTTGGTTTTGGTTTTCTTTGCGGGCGGGCCACTGGTTTCGGCTCCGGCTTCACTTCCGGCTTGGGTTTCGGCTTTACCTTTGGTTCTTTTACTGGTCTCGCTTCCGGCTTCACCTGCGACGACATCAGGGGAACCCATACGCAGCGGCAATTATGAACTACAAAACCTTTGGCCACGTAGGACTCGTCTTCCTCAACGGAAAGGTTGTAAAGCTTTGTCGGCTTCTGTTGTTTATACAAACGAACACCCGTCACCATAAATGGTGAAAACTCAAACTGCCCCGTGTGGTTTGCCAGTACACGACAAACCTTGTCAGCACAAGCACCAACATCTTCATTGATCGCGTCATCCTGAAAATGCAGCATCTGCCAACCACCCTTCGCCAACTTCTCATCCCGCCGTTTATCCTTCTCCTTATCCTGATGCCACCACTTCCCGTCACATTCGATACCTAATTTCTGCTCCGGAAACGCCCAGTCAATCCAAAACCTTCCAACATGATAATTATATTCTGGCTGTAATCCGCGAGATCGAAGTTCCTTCCCCATACTCCGCTCTATGCCAGTCATCGAGCCATTACGATCCCCTCCCATTCGACGGACATAAGCGTTCAGGTGCTTCTCTGGGTGCTTCGCATAAAAGGCTGTTTTCTTCTGACTAAGCCTCTTGCAGTTCTCCGGATTCGCCCAATACTCATCACTTGCCTTCCGAAAGTTTAGATAAGCAGTGGGATCGTCTTTGATACTTTGCTTCATCCTTTCCGAAACCTGATGCCAATAGGCTTCATCATGTTTAGTCTTGTGCATCGGATTCTTCTTCCCCATTTTCGAAGCACTCATCTTTTCTCGCACTTCCTTTGTGCCCAGCTTCTCGACCATCTTTTTTCGACTTCGTGGCAAAATCAATGCACACCTTTCCGGATGTAGCTGAAGCGGATGTTTCCCTTGCTTCCCCAACTCCCGAAGCTTTGCACGGGCAACTGAGGTGGCCTTCATAGGATCATATTCACCAGAAGCATATCCGTGTTTCATATGACATGAAGGATTGCAAAACTTCTTGTTCCACGGCAAAGGACTACCACAAGCCGGACAGGGATGAGACAAAGCAGCGATTGTCTGCCCAACCCGCACATCTTTAGCAGCTACCCAGCAATCCTCCACAAAAACCGGGTGGCCTTCAGTCACTTTCAATTGATATTGCCCACCACCACCAAGAATGGACAGACAAACTACATTCGGAGTTTGACTTCTTTGCCGATGCAATTCAGAAACTTTTCGGAACCGTCCTTTATGGGTTAGAACCAAATCTCCTACTACAATATCCCCTATCCGCTTCCACCCATCGGCAGTGTAAATTGGCACGTGTAAGCTGGTAAAACAATTTGGATGAACCGGAATCAATCCTTCCGATTCTCCTATCTCATATACAGAACCGTCTCGCCATGAGCATTCCGCGCAAGCATCACCAGTGGCCTCAAACCGCCGCCGCCTGACCCCAGCCTCCTTGTACCCCTCTATCGTCCCCGCCGACATCGCATCGGCCGTTTCCGTACGGGCGATCATCTCCGCCCGATACCGACGCATCTTGCGTGCCCGGCGCTGGAGGGCCTTGGTCTGGTTCTTGGGCGTCATCTTCGTGGCAGCCAACCGCCCCTCCAGCTTCATCAAGGACTTCGCCTGCGGCACGTTCAACCCCACGGCGTCTATCTCCCTAATGCGCCGCCCTATCGTATACATGCTTTTGCCGTCCGCGATGCCCTTGGATATCACTTCCCGCAAGGCGGTCTTCGTTCCCTCCGTTACGACCGTGACCAGCTTGGCGGAATGCTTCGCCGCCCACGCCACCGCCCGCTCGTTCACGACATCCCAACTTGTGCTTATCCTGGCTATCTGCCCCGCCGTGTTCATCGCCTTCCCGTATATGCGGAGGTGGTGGTTGCCGATGGCCCGCTCGCCCTTCATGCGGATGCAGTTCCAGTTGCCCAACACCTTGACCTGGTTGTTTACAACGGACGAGTATGGCTTCTGGTACTGGGGAACAACGGCCACTGGATTCAACGCCTTGAGGAACAACTCCACGCTCAGGTCCAATTGCGCCTTCTGAAGTTTTGTCTTGGGCTTCCATTTGCGGTACGGGTCGATGGTCTCGGGCAGAGGAGTCTTGCCGTGGATCATCTGCTCCGTCACGCCGTACATCAAGGCGTCGTGCGTGAGCTTGAGCCAAGTCCGCACCGCCCGGTACATCCTTGGGGTCTCCCTGAAGTACAAAGCGCGGATGCGCTTGTACGGCTTT